GTCTTGTGGCGCACGCCCATGATCTCGCCGTCGTCGGTCCAGGCGGTGATTTCCAATACATCCGGAAGCGTCTCGCGCTCGATCACCAGCGAATGGTAGCGCGTGGCCTCGAACGGATTCGGCAGCCCGGCGAACACGCCCTTGTCCGCGTGATGGATCATCGAGGTCTTGCCGTGCATCAGCTGCTTGGCACGGATGATGCGGCCGCCGTAGGCCTGGCCGATGCTCTGGTGTCCGAGACAAACCCCCAGGATCGGTATCCGGCCGCCGAGCTTCTGAATGGTCTCCACCGACACGCCGGCTTCATTGGGCGTGCACGGACCGGGCGAGATGACGATGTGCTCCGGTTTCAGCTTCTCGATCTCCGCCACCGTGATCCGGTCGTTGCGATGCACCTGCACGTCCTCGCCCAGCTCGCCCAGGTACTGCACCAGGTTGTAGGTAAACGAATCGTAATTGTCGATCATGAGCAACATAAAAGCACCTAAGACATTGATAATAAAGTTATTATATCTGCATATACCCGTTTGATACCCGCACTATTACCCGCTTCCAGCGCGGCTTGAGGGGGGTCTTTCGGGCCATTATTGCACACGGCTGGGGCCTGGGCTTACGTGGAAACGGGCTGCGGGACATGTACCATGCTTTCACTGGTGGGCTGAAAAAAAAGGGGGGTAATGGTGGGCCTGAAAATCATCGCTTGCTGTGCGGTCTTGGTCAGCCTGGCGCCCGTCGCCGTGGCCTGCCCTCCGCAAGGCGATGGCGGCGATCTCGCGCTCAATCGTCTCAAGAATCGCACCACTCCACCGCCGAGCTACCACGAGCTGACGGTCACGGAGTTCCTCAAGGACTACCCGCGACTGCATACACCACGGCACACTAATCGTTACAGCGCCCAGCAGGCTGCTGCCATCACGCCGCGGGAACAGGATGGTGTCGAGCTGGTGGGCTATCTGCTCGCAGCTAAGCAGTCGGGACCGGAGGCGACCAACTGCCACAGCAAGACCAGGCGGGACTATCACGTCTGGATCGGCGCCGTGAAACCGTCGTCGCTGGCAGAGGCCAAAGCCGAACGTGCCCAGGCGGTGATCGTCGAACCGACGCCGAACACTCTTTCACAACACCCGAGTTGGCGGTTGCACACCTTGCAACAACTGGCCGGGCAGGAAGCGAAGGTCCGCATCTCGGGCTGGGTGATGTATGACCCAGAGCATCCGGATCAAATCGGCAAGACGCGCGGGACGTTGTGGGAAGTCCATCCGGTCACGAAGGTTGAGGTGTGGAGTGGAGGACGATGGCGGGAACTGTAAAGTTCAACAGCATGCCTATCGGCGCCATAGTGTTGGTCTCATTGCTGGTGAGTCCATTGTTGGCAAGCGCCGATTACGTGCCCGGCATGAACTGTGATGAAGTTGGCCTCGCCGCCTTCTTCACAGCACAATGGCGCGACGAAGGCATGACCCTCAAGGAACAACTGGATGGCCTCCGTCAATCTCTACCACCCGGCGAATACCAAGACACGCAGCGTGCAATGGCCAAGATAATCAGAGCCATCTATACGCTACCAGCGATGCGGAAAGCAACGCCATCCGAGGTGCAGAATGCGTATCAGAAAACGTGTGAAATGCTCAACTAGGTTCGCGGAACGCTCTGGGGGTTCACCCCGTCACGCGCATCGGGGCGTGGAGCGGAGGGCGGTGGAGGGAGCTGTAAAGTTCATCAGCAGAACGTGCCTGAACAAGCAGGGGGATAACCATGGTTGAAGAAACGAAGCGCTGCCCGTTCTGCGGGGAGGAAATCCTAGCTATAGCGAAAAAATGCAAGCACTGCCAGTCGGATCTTTCAAAGAAAGAAAAGCTCAGCTACGTGGAGCAAAAGGCGAAGCGCGATATGCAGGCCAAAACATTGGCGACCTGGACTGTCATGCTGTTCATCGTTGGAATAGCCGTCATTTACTTCTTCTCGGACCGCTCCGACACTTCGCCAGCACCAAACAAATCGGCCACTTCTGACATCGATAAGCTTTCCCAGTTCCACAGGCAACTGGCCGCCGAAGAGAAGGCCTTCAACGACAAGAATAAGGCCAACACCACCCAGATCCAGGCGAGCATCCAATCCGGAGACGTTTTTGCACTTTATAACGCTGCTTCTCAGCTACACGATATCGCCTACGCCGAGTGGAAACGTATCGACATCGACAACGCCGTCACCGTCCCTGATTTCTCCAACGCCGAGGCAAATAAGCAGGTTCACGAAGCGATAGACGCCTGGAAAGAGAATGTCACAACCATTCAGGTTGAAGCCGAAAACCTGATGAAGGCCGCCAACGGTGAACTCACACCGGAAACAGCCCACAACATCCAGGCGGCCTTACAGTATTCCAACCAGCTTGCCGTAAATGAAGCAATTGCCTTGGCGAAGGCATACACTGCGCTGGGGTACGATCTATCACAGGTCGATGCAGAACACGGAGGCCTGCTCGCCAGTAAGCAGCACGGCACAAGCGGACAACTCGATGGTGGATCGTCGTTGACAGATTTTATTTACAACCAGCGACAAGGGACGGCGCCAGCCGGGCCGCAGTAGCCGGGTTTTCGGGCAGCTTCGCCATTTGAGTGCTTACTCGGCGAGTGGTGTGTCGGCCGGCTACTTCAAGTCGCAGACCTTGCCCGATGGCGCAAGCATTACGGCGAAGGCCGCGACCACACCAGGCGAAGTTGACCTCGAGATTTCCTCGCCGAAACCGCTGGCCGTCTCTCCGTAGCCAGCAGCCGCCTGTACAGCGTCACAGCATCAACAGCGGCTGTGCGGCAGCCGAGCATGATGAAGCTGCCAGGCGGTAGCCGTGTTCCGATCCCGATCAACGAAGAATGCGGCAGCGATGCCGCCAAGCGTATCGCTTGCAGCGGATAGAGATGCTCCGCCAGCCGCATCATGCGCTGTAGCTGTGCTGCGTTCATTTATGCTCCTTGAACCGCATCGCGTTGTAGTCGAACTCGTTGCCCTCGAGCTCGGAGAAGACAATCGAGAAGGCCGTCCGCTCGACATCCGGTAAGGTAAACGCCACGTCGAAGGGAATGCCGTTGCGGACCAGCCAAAGGCACTCCCTCACAACCGCGGCGCTCGCTATTTTTTTACAGCGGCCTTGCCTGCCTCCACACTGACCTGCGCGCCGAACTTCTCCTGGACACCAGCCACTACGGCCGCGATGCCTTCCTCGTCCAGACGCTGAATCAGGGCTTCGATCTCGCGCTTGGTGTTCGGCGCCAGCACCGCCTCGCCATCAATGGCCGAGACGAACAGGACCGGCAGTATCATGTTCATATACGTCTCGTTACTCGCCGAGTCGCCCATCATCTCGACCAAGCGGTACTGCGCGAGGATGCCCGGCTTCTTCAGGGTGATCGTGCGGCCGCGGGCGTCGGTAACTGTGGTCTCGGCCGTGGCGCTGCGGATAACCTGCTGGCTCGGGGTTTCGGTTCCCTCTTTTACAATGCTGACTGTGGTCATTTACGTATCTCCGTTTGGGTTGGGTGAAATGAGTTGACTACTCAGCGACCCATGATCGGCGTGCCTACAGTCGGCGGCATCCTGGACATGTCGAATGTGGAAGCGCTGCGCTGCGGGCCGAACAGGCTGCTGGACTGGTGCTCGGTCATGATCGTGGCGAACTTGCGGCCGTCGATGTGAAGGTTGTTCTGGATCGTCTGCTTGGTCTTGGCTGCTTGCACCGGATCGAAGTGATATGCAGGCTCGTCGCCGGACCACTCATTGAGTAGCGTTCCCAGACTGGTGTCCCGCCCGCGCAGCTTGGTCAGGCCCCAACTGATGCCGCTGTTGAGGTATCCGCCGACCTTGTAGGCGCCGTAACCTGTGGCGGCCAGCGCTGCGAGCGTTGGCGCCATGATCAGGAGGCTCCCCGCAAACGTGGTGAAGGCCCCGGCGATTCGCGCGAGGCCGGCCACGCCGCCGAGCGGCGCGAAGGTGAGAACCGCGGCGATTGCCCGGAAACCGGCTGTGACCGTCATCAGGACGCCGCTGATCGCCATCGCACCGGCGAGCGCCCCGAAACCGATGACCAGCTTCTTCGCCAGTCCCTGATGCTCGCGCATCCAGGCGGCCAGGTGTTGCAGTCCCTTCGTCAGGTCCATCAGCAGCGGGATCAGGGTCGGCACCACGGACATGGTGAACGCCGTCTTGAAGTTCTCCCATTGAGCGCCGAGTGCGGCACGTGCTGTGTTCGGGTCGCTGCTGATCGCCGCCCTGTAGGCGTCCGCCGTGCTCATGGCGCCGCGAATGATCGCCTGGTCGCGGTAGAAGTTGACGGGCTTGAAGGCGAATTCACCGACCAGGTTGCCGGCGAGCTGGTTGCCCCGAGTGATGGCGTTGATATGCGCCATAAGCTGATCACGCGTCAGGTTCTGGCCGTACCGCGCCCGGATCGCCGGGACCAGCACTTGCTGGACCCAGAGGAAGGGATTCGCGGCTGCCACTGCTTCGCCCTTCATGGCGCCGATAGTGGTGCCCGAAGTGGTTGTCCTGAGTGCGGAGTTAGGGTTGATCAAGCCCAGTGCCGCGAGTTCCGGCAGCGCTGCCCGGTTGACGTAGCCCTGATTGGCCCAGCGGTAAAATGCCGCCAGCATCGGGCCGACACCGCGCGAACCTCCGCCTCCGCCGCCGGTCGCGGCATTCTCCTGGATCAAACTCGGCAAGAGCGTGTACTTGAATTCATCGCTCAGCCGGTATTTGGCCTGTCGTGCGTACTGGAACACGCTCTTGAAAGCCTCCGGCGTGACCCGTCCTTGCGTGGCAATGATAACCTTGCTCATCATTTCCGCCTGGTGCTCGAAACTCTCCTTGTTCTGAGCGGCACCGATCAGGTCGAGTGCCTTTGCCATGCTGTAGGCCAGCTCCTTGGCGTTACCGGAGATCCGCCCTTCACTGGACGATGCGAGCACCGCCTGGATGCGGGAGACGATGGGGAGTGCCATGCGCGCCTCGCCCATGTCGCCGAGGATGTTGCGCAGGTCGAGCAAGGTGCGCAGGTTTTGCGTGGCGGTCGTGGTGATCACGGTGCCGGTGTTCTTCCAGGCATCGCCGATGGCGGCAACCATATCCACGTGTTTCAGGCCCGCCATGTTCATGATGTTGAGCTGGTGGGCGTATTCCTCGGCCGGCTTGAGCATGCGTGAGATGATTCCGAGACCCAGGAATCCGGCGCCGCCGATGGCCATGCCGGTCATGCCGAGTAATTTGATTTTGTTCAGTGTTAGCTGAAGTTTCTCGGCGTCATAGCCGGTCTTGCGCATCTGGTTGGAGATCGCCAGCAGACCGGAACTGACCTGGTTGTTGAGCGCGATTTTTATTGCGATTTTGTAGGCTTCAAAGGCCATTGCTGTGCTCCTGCTCTCGGTTACTCAGATTTGTTGGATGGTCGTCAGCTTGGCCGGTCCGATACGCGAGAGCAGCGCCCGGAACTCGTCGGTGGCTCTTGCGTCGGCGAAGGCGACCAGGTATTTGCGCCCGCTGGCATCCGTGACGGTCACGGCGTGTCGAAACTCGGGCGGTGTCTCGCTGGTCAGCGTTACCTCCTGCGGCACATCGCCCGTCAATCGTACTGTGCGCTTCATAGCTTGGCCTCCTTGATGATGAGTTGCGCCTCGCGCAGCGGTTGATCCGGTCGGTATGCCCGTTCGAGTGCCCTCCGGGCTTGAAGGTTGTCGTCCGCGATGGGCGGATGCTCTGCCGGGCGCTCGTCGCCTAGCGCCCACCGACACAAATGCAAGTAGTCTTTCGCCTCGTCGTCGTCGAACGTGCTGAACATCTCAGTCAATGTCACGTGGAAAATGTTTCCGGCGCAATATGGCCATGCCGTTTCGAGCTTCTTCATGAGGTGACTGATCCGCCTTAGCTCGTGGAACGACAGCTTGTCCAGGTTATCCTTGCCGTCGAAGATGGCCCGGTGAAGCTCATCACGTTCAGCCGGTGTCATGTGCCTGATCAAGTTGCGCATCTCGGTAACGTCCGGCAGGTTCATTGCGCCCCCTCCGGCCGTTCACCGGCATCGCGTCGCCGCCTCGCGGCCTCGAACAGCTCCGCGATTCGGGCAATCCGTTCTTCATCGGTAAGCGTGGGCGCGGTGACCTCGATCGGTGCGCCGCCTTTGCCGCTGATTTCGACCGCGCTGTTGTCGCGGTACTTCTCCGGGCGGCGGGCTTTGAGCATGAAGATGAGCAGCGTGTCCGAATACTCACGAACTGTGCCGCATCGCTTTCCCTGATAAAAAACCGGCTTCTCAGTGCCTTGGTGCGCGCGCCTGACCGCCTCATCTTCAAGAGCCTCGGTGCCCAGCTCGACCGCCTGGTCCCACAGCGCCTTAAACTCGGCGTCGCGCGCTCGCAGGTCGTACCAGGTGCCGCGCGCGATCTTCGTCTTAGCCGCGGCGGCACGGACGTTTGCCGTCTCGGCCAGCTCGGTTAAGAACTGTTCCCTTTTTTTATCTGTCGTCTTTGTCCGGTTTGCCATTGGTTTAACCCGTTCGGTTGCCTACAGCGTTATCACGATGCCGCCGCAGACGTGCGTTCCGCGTTCGATGAGGATACTTTGTTCGTGCTGGTACGGCAGGACCACCCCGGCGGCTGCGGCGTATTTCTTGATCGCGGCGGCAAATGGCAGGGCCTGGCGCAGAATGGCCTGGTACTGCTGAGTTGCCTCGGAGAGTTTCGCCTTCGCGATCTCGCGCGTCACCTTCGTCAGCTCCACTTGCAATTTTTCCCGCTCCTGTTCAAGGGCGCGTACCCGTGGCTCAGTTTCTCGCTCCAAGTCGGCCAGCTTGGTGTTTATGAGAGCCTCCTCGCGCAGCTCTGCGGCTAAGTCGGCCCCAATCTCCGCCGTTGCGCCGTTCGCAGCCCTGGCCCGATTGGTCAGATCCTGAATGTCCGCTGTAACTTGATCTCGGCGTTCTCGCTCGCGGTCCAGCGCGCGCTCCGCCTCATGGATATCGAGAGGGATTGCATCGAGGCGGGCCTGGATCTGTGATATACGTTCTTCAAGTTTTTTGCTCACGCTGTCTCCTTTTAAGGTATTGTGCGAAGCCGCACGTCATTGTTTATGTGTAAGTCCGCTTTCGGCTTGGGCCATGGATCGCAAACAGGGTGAACCCTGACCTCGGCCAGGAGGTCGCCGAACAGGTTTCTCAGCGCGCGTGTTGCTTCTTCGCGGTTGCGTACCGCGCCGATGTAGACCTCCCACGACTTCATGTCGGTCAGTCGATAACGGTAGGCGCGTGCTCGCCGCTTCCGCGATGGCCGCATGCCCTGGATTCGGTTCACCATGGCTGACATGCTTCCCTCCAAACCCTGTACCCCATGGTAGATTTATAGAAGGAGCACGATCGGCGTGTTAATAACGACGTTGAAAACGCCTCCATTAACACGGCTGGCGTGTCAAAACGGTTCATTGAACGGCTCCATTAACACGGCTGGCGGGCCACTGTGACACGGCCGGCGTGTTACGGAATTTTTTCCAAGTGCCGGGGGCCATCCTTGTCGGTGAGTGATCAAGTTTGCCTCCGCAGTCGTCGATGGCTTTCCACGTCACGCCGTAGAGGCAGCAAATACGCTTTCCGCCCTGTCGGGTCTTGATGATCCATCCCTTCTCGACCAGCTCTGTGAGCGCCCTGCGAAGCGTATCCCTGGACCGCCAGCCGCGCCGTGACATAACTGACCAAGCAGCGGTGAAATCGCCGTTGTTTTTGCCCCGGTATTGAGCGAACAGGTCCAACAGCAATTTCACAGCGGGCGTGCTCAGATGGGCATATTCCTCGGATTCGAGAATGGCATGTGGCAGCTGGATGAAGCTGCCCGATTCAGATCGGCCCTTGGCCTTAAGCAGGTTACGCGCCATGCTGGCCCCCGAGCAGCTCGCCGAGCTTGCGTCTGGCCTCATCGCCTACTGAATACTCTGCGCATGAAACCAGTTTCCCGCTAAATCCCGGGACTCGTTTCATCTCCCTGTCGATTCGCACGCCGTGGCGGTGCTCGATTTCGCTGATCGTGCTTCGGAGTACGTAGTCGTGAAACCTTCGCACGGCTTCGAAGCAGTCGAGTCGTTCACCTCGACAGAGCGCTGTTGCGATCGCGTGAAGTTTTGTGCCGGGGCGGATTGTGCTAGGATGGGTGTCGTTCGATTGCTGTTGTGTCCCATCCAAACCCGCCGCTACCAACGGCGGGTTTTCTTTTTCCCTCGATCGTCGCCAGTTTGTCGCCCGACAGGAGTCCGAACAGAAGCGGCTCCAATCGCGGGTAGGGGCAAATGCTCGCCCGCACTCGGAACAGGTCTGAGAACGCGTTTGCCGCCGCGTGGCGGTATGTTCGTGACTCATCGTCGCCCCCTTAAGCCGCGGCTTCGATGAGTTTGCGAATGTCCTCCACCCGCCAGCACGTAACGCGCTGGCCGAGTGACTTGACCGGCTGTGGATATCGACCTGACTTCACGCCGGCCCACCACGTGGACTTACCGACCGGAATGAATGCGAGGACCTGAGGGAGCCGGAGAAATCCGGTTTCAGGGAGTTGAACTTGGGGATGCCCCGTCTGCGACAGGGCTGACAAAGCAGCAGCTTGCATGCGAAAACTCCTGAGCGCGATACCGCGCCGTTATATTTTTTATTTTCAGGGTCCGCCGCGCCTAGCTCGCGGCACCAACGTCTCACAACATCTTCGATGATCCGAAATCGCCCAAGATTTGTCAACACGAAAAAACCGCGCCGCCCTCGGTCATCGGCCGTGGGTCGGGCGCGGCATACTGCTCAGACGACAGCGCTCGGCTCGCTCTCGTCCAGACGCTCGAACACATCCAGCGCGGCGTCCTTGTCTCGCAGAGCCGCGTCGAGCAAAACCGACCGCAGGATTTCGTCGGTGTCCTCCTTCTCCAGGGCGTGAAGTGCGGTGCCGATTCGGCATAATGCGGTGCGAAGTGCTTCCAGGTCTGACGACGCGATAACTGTCATATCTTGGCTGTTCATCGTTGTGCTCCTTGATTGGTGTGATTGAAGTTGCCACTTGAGGCGGCGTCAGATTAACAGCGGCTGTGGCTCACGCCGCTCCCTTCTTGATCGGCACCACCGAGACGCCGGCGGCCAGGGCGTCGATGTAGTTCGCCCAGTCGCGCATCATCTGCTTGCGCTCGGTCAGGTGTTCTGCGCGGTTATAACTCGCCCGGGTCTTGTCGCGCGGCGCGTGCGCCAGTTGCCGCTCGATCACGTCAGCTCGGTAGCCCTGCTCATTCAGGATTGTGCTGGCGGTCGCACGGAAACCATGCGAGGAAAACCGATTTTTGTACCCCATGCGCTCAAGCGCCCGGTTCAGCGTGGTGGCGGTCATGAAGGTCTTGGGCCGGCGGTTGTTCGGGAACAGGAAGTTGCTGCCGCCCGTAATCGTCTTTAATTCGCGCAACAGCTCCACCGCCTGCGGCGCCAGCGGCACGATATGGACCTGCCGCGACTTCATGCGCGCGGCCGGAATCCGCCAGGTTGCATTGTCCAAGTCAAATTCTTCCCACTCGGCAGCGCGCAGCTCGACCGGGCGCACGAAGGTCAGCAGCAGCAACCGCATGGCAATGGTAGTCGTGCGAAAGCCGCCGTTCTCGTCCAGCTTCTTCAACAGCTTCGGGATCTCGGTCGTCGTCAGCGGCTCGTGATGCTCGACACGCGGCCGGGTGATCGCGCCTTTCAGCGCGGCCGTGGGATCGCCGTCGGCTCTCAGGGTCGCCACGGCGAAGCGAAAAACGCCACTGATCCACTGCCGCACCAGGAACGCCACGGACGGGGCGCGCTTCTCAACGCGCTTGACGATCTCCAGCAGGTGCGCCGCGGTAACCGATCGGATGGGCAGGCTGCCGACATAGGGGAATGCATCGGCCTCGAGCGCGCGCTCGACTTGGCTGCGGTAATACGGCGACCACCGCGCGCGGTTCTGCTCGATCCACTCCCGCGCCACGGCTTCAAAACTATTTTTGTTCTCGTAGACCTTCGCCGCCAGCGCCGCGCGCCGGGTGTGGGCCGGGTGTAGGCCTTGCTTGACCAAGTGGCGGGCGTTGTCGCGCTCGCGGCGGGCGTCGGCCAGGCTGAGCTGTCCCGCACCGGCCCCGTACTCCCCGAGGGCGTAGAGGTTTTCCTTGCCGGCGATTCTATAGCGGTACCGCCAGAGCTTTTTCCCGCTGGGCCTGACCTCAAGGTGTAAGCCGTTGCTGTCCGCGAGCTTGTAGGGCTTCTGGTGCGGTTTGGCGCTGCGGATGCGGGTATCGGTGAGCATTTTTACGGCCCTCCCATGTGATACCCACAACCTTACCCGCACATATACTGGATGTCAATGGACAATCTCAGACGTTGTTGTCTATTTTTTTCTTATTTTTAAGGGTATATTTCGCGGTGCTGGATGTCCTCGGACACCCCTGTTTATGAATGTCGATTATCGATCATCAAGAGCATGGTTATCCCCCCTGCGGGCCGTTGAGGCCGGCCGAGGCCATGGCGACGGCGCGAAACATCGCGCGGCGCTTGTTCAGAGTTTCTTCCCACTCCAGGCTGGGCACGGAATCGGCCACGATACCGCCTCCGGCCTGGATGTAGAGTGTGCCATCCTTGATCACGGCGGTGCGGATGGCAATAGCGGTGTCCATGTTTCCGCCCCATCCTATATAACCCACCGCACCGGCATAGACGCCGCGCCGGACCGGCTCGAGCTCCTCGATGATCTCCATCGCCCGCACCTTGGGCGCGCCGCTCACGGTCCC